CTCATTCGCAGGTTTTTTTCTTGGACGACGAAATTTCGGAAGACCCGGTGGGGCCTGATGGGGCCACGCCGGGGCTGTTTGGCTGGACGCCGGCCCCCGCGCGAAGCCAGGGTCGCCCGGCCTATGCTTGGACGCGAGAAAAGTCCAATAAAGTCATGGTTTTGTTTGCCAGCGGCTACAAGGTTAAGGACGTGGCGGCGGTGATGGGCTGTTGCGCCAAGACGCTGCGGAATGTTTTTTACCACGAGTGTCGCGCCAGCGGCATCGCGGCGCTGGTGCTGCGGTCGGGCATGATGGCCCGCCTAGTCGAGGAGGCCGAGGCGGGCAATGTCGGCGCGATCAAGCAGCTCGATCGAATGATCGAGGCTGAGCGCATTCGCGCAACCGCCGAGCGCATCCGCGAGCGCGGCAAGAGCGAGGCGAAGCCCGCCCCGCTGGGCAAGAAGGAGGCCGCCAAGCAAGCGGCGACGACGGCGGGCGGGCGGTTTGCCAAGCGCAGTCCGCCGCCGCTGATCATGCTGACGCATTGAAGCCATGGCCGCCCCGAAGTGGTCCACCGCCTGCGTTGACTGGGCGGAGCGGATCGTCGCGGGGCAAAGCCTGGTGCCGTTCGAGCCGCTGTTCAGCAAGACGGCCGACGACGCGCTGGGCGTGTTCAAGGCGTTGCAGGTCACCGATCTGCCGCGCAAGCCGGACGGAACCTGGCCGACGCTGGGGGAAGTCTGCGAGCCGTTCGTGTTCGACCTGGTCGGGGCGATCTTCGGATCGGAAGAACCGGAGACGGGCCGGCGGCTGATCCGCGAGGCCTTGCTGCTGATCAGCAAGAAGAACGGCAAGTCGATGATCGCCGCCGGCATCATGCTGACAGCGCTGATCGTGGGCTGGCGCGAGAATGCGGAGCTGCTGATCTTGGCGCCGACGCTGGAGGTGGCGAAGAACAGCTTTTCCCCGGCGATGGGGATGGTCCGGGCCGATCCCGAGCTGGCGACGGTCCTGAAAGTGGTGGAGCACCAGCGCGAGATCCGCAATCTCGCCAGCGGATCGGTGCTGAAAGTGGTGGCGGCGGACAGCGACACCGTTTCGGGCAACAAGGCCTGGGCAGTGCTGGTCGAGGAATTGTGGCTGTTCGGCAAGAAGCCGAAAAGCGAGGCGATGTTGCGCGAGGCGCTGGGCGGCCAATCGGCCAGGTCCGAGGCGTTCACGCTGTTCATCACCACGCATTCGGACGAGCCGCCGGCGGGAGTGTTCAAGACCCGGCTCGCCTATGCGCGGGACGTGCGGGACGGCGTGATCGCCGACCCTTCGTTCCTGCCGATGCTGTTCGAGTGGCCGGAGCAGATGATCGAGGACGAGGCCTATCTCGACCCGGCGCTGTTCCATGTCACCAACCCGCATCTGGGCCGGTCGGTCAGCCGGGAATGGCTGGAAGCCGAACTGCAAAAGGAATTGAGCGGCGAGGGCGAGGGCCTCCAAGTGTTCCTCGCCAAGCACCTGAATGTCGAGATCGGGCTGCGGCTGCGGCGGGACCGCTGGGGCGCGGCCGACGACTGGCTGGAGGGGGCTGACCCGACGCTGACGCTGCAAAGCCTGCTGGCGCGCAGCGAGGTGGTGGTGGCTGGCGTCGACGGCGGCGGCCGCGAGGATCTGTTCGGCGTGGCGGTGGTGGGCCGCGAGCGCGAGACCGGGCTGTGGCTGGTGTGGGCGCACGCATGGTGCCTTGAAAGCCTGCTGGAGAAGCGAAAGGCCATCGCCTCGCTGCTGCGGGGCTTTGCCGCCGATGGCGACCTGACGATCTGCGGCACCGGCCAGGAGATCGTCGACAGCGTCGCGGCGCTGATCGTGCAGGTGCGCGACAGCGGCAAGATGCCGGCGGAGAGCGCGGTCGGGTTCGACATGCACGATATCGGGCTGCTGCTCGACGCGCTGGTCAATGCCGGGCTTGACCCCGGCGACGTGGGAACAGGCCGCACGGGGCAGATGGTGCCGGTGCGGCAGGGGGTCGGGCTGACAAGCGCGATCCATTCGGTGGAGTTCAAGCTGGGCGACGCCATGCTGCGGCATGACGGCTCCGAGCTGATGGCCTGGTGCGTTTCAAACTGCCGGGCGGAATTGAGAGGCAGCGCGGTGTACATTGGCAAGGACACGACGGGGGCGAGCAAGATTGACCCCGTCATCGCCATGCTCACCGCCGTAAAGCTGATGGAGCAGGGGCCGGTGGCGGGCACGGCGGGACCGGGGCCGACGCCCTGGGATATTGATCCAAACTTTTCGCTGGTGGCGGCGGCCTGATGGCCTGGTGGAATCCGTTCAGCCGCGCCGACGGTGAAAGCCGGGGCGAGCGCCGGGATTCGTCGGCTTCGGCGTCAGCGGAGCAGTTCTGGGAAAAGCTGGGGCTGGTGACGCCGAGCGCGTCTGGGGTGAATGTCACCATGGAGGCCGCACTTGGTGTTCCGGCGGTCAGCGCGGCGGTGAACTTCATTGCCAACGAGATCGCCAGCCTGCCGCTGGTGGTTTACCGGCGGCGCGAGGGCGGGCGGGAAAAGGTCAGCGGCCTGCTGCCGACGCTGCTGCACGATGCGCCAAATGATTTTCTGACCTCGTTCGAGTGGATCAAGGGGCTGTTCACGGCCAAGCTGACTGGCGGGCGCGGGTTCAGCTATATCGAGCGCGGCGACAGCGGCGCGGTGGTTTCGATCTGGCCGATGGACCCGGCAAAGGTCGTGGTCCGCCGCGACGGCTTCGCGCTGCAATACGAGTATAATGACGACGGCCGGCGCAGGATCTATGCTGCCGGCGAGATCATCGATCTGCCGTTCATGCTGAAAAGCGACGGCGTGGCGCATCGTGGGCCGATTTCGCTGGGGCGCGACGCGATCGGGCTGGCGATCGCGGTGACGAATTACGGCAGCCGGTTCCTGGCAAATGGCGGGGTTCCGCCTTTTGCCGTGACGGGCGGGTTCCAGAGCGGGCGCGCAATGCAGAACGCCGCCGACGATCTCGCCCGCGCGGTGACAAAGGCGGCCAAGGAAAATCGGCAGTCGCTGGTTCTGCCGGACGGACTGAAAATCGAGGCAATCGGGGTGGACCCCGAAAAGGCGCAGATGGTGGAGACCCAGCGGTTCTGCGTTGAGCAGATCGCGCGGCTTTATTCGATCCCGCCGACCTTTTTGCAGGATCTGACCAACGGCACCTATTCGAACACGGAGCAGCAGGATCTGCACTTCGTGAAGCACACGCTGCTGCACCACGCCCGCCAGCTGGAGCAGGAGCTGAACCTCAAGCTGTTCGGGCGGCGCAGCCGTTCGCAATATGTCGAGCTTAACATGGACGGCCTGCTGCGCGGCGACTTCAAGACCCGCATGGAAGGCTGGGCCAAGGCCATCCAGAGCGCCATCGCCACCCCGGCCGAGGCGCGCGAGGCCGAGAACTGGCCGATGATGCCGGGCAGCGACCGGCTGTTTGTGCAGGGCGCCATGGTGCCGCTGGACCAGGCTGGCGGCGCGACGGCCGGCGCAGCTTTGCAGGGAAGCACAGAATGACCGAGAAACGATCCTTGAGGCAGCCGCCCGAACTGCGGGCGGACGGCGGCAAGCGCACGATCGTGGGCTATGCGGCGGTGTTCAATTCGGAAACGGACATTGGCGGTTATTTCCGCGAAGTCATCGCGCCCGGCGCGTTCGACCAGACTCTGCGGCAGGACGACATCCGCGCGCTGTTCGATCATGACAGCGGCCGCCTGCTCGGGCGCAAGTCCGCCGGCACGCTGCGCCTGACCGAGGATAGCAAGGGGCTGCGGGTGGAGATCGACCTGCCCGACACCAGCGACGGCCGCGACGTGGCGACGCTGGTGGAGCGGGGCGATCTTGATGGCATGTCGTTCGGCTTCATTGTCCGCAAGGAGCAGTGGGACGAGACGATCGACCCGCCGCGCCGCACGATCCAGGCGGTGGACCTGCGCGAAGTCAGCGCGGTGACGTTTCCGGCCTATGCCGACACGAGCATTGCCCTGCGCGGGCTGGACGAGGCCAAGAGCCGCGCCGGCGACGAGGCCGACCGCGCCCGCCGCAACCGCGAAGAGGCGCAGCGGCGGATCGCCGAGCGCAAGGCCATGCAGGAGCAGAAGTTCCGGGGCATCCGCCCCTGATATCCCCGCGCAAGCGGAGCCCAACGAATCCGGCCCTTGGGAAAGGCTTTCAGCCAATGAGGTCCAACATGCTCAAAGAGTATAACGAGCAGCTGCAGAAGCTGCGCACGCAGGCTGTGGAAGCCCTTGAAGAGATCCGCAGCAACACCGACGAGGCCCGCACGGCCGAGCTGGAGCGCCGCCATGACGAGATCATGGCCGAGTTCGACAAGGTCGAGGCGCGCGCCCAGCGCGAGCGCGACCACGAGGCGCGCCTGGCCCGCTTCGAGGAGCGCAGCCAGCAGCTGCGCGAGCAGCGCCGCCCCGGCGGCAACCTGGCCGTTGCCGGCAGCGACGAGCCGGGCGCGGAGGGCGTGTACTATCGCTCGGCGTTCAACGAATACATGCGCGCCGCAGGCAACCTTGCGCTGCTTTCGCCGGAGCATCGCGCCGTGCTGCAGAGCGGCTATCAGAAGGTGGAGGCCGGCGAAACGCGCGCCCAGACCACCACGAACACGGCCGGCGGCTACACCGTCCCGACCGAGCTGATGCCGCGCCTGATCGAAACCATGGCTGCCTTTGGCCCGATGCTCGATCCCAACTGGACCTTCGAGCTGGTGACCGCCAACGGCGTCACCATGACCATGCCGACGATCGACGACGTGGCCAATGAATCGATGGTGGTCCAGCACGCGCAGGGCACCACGCTGACCGACGACGGTGGCGCGGACATGGTCTTCGGGCAGAAGTCGCTTGAAGCCTATGGCTACAACACCGAGTGGATCAGGGTTTCGCGCGAACTCGCCGAAGACAGCGCCCTGGGCATGGAGGCGGTGATCATCAACCTGCTGGCCAAGCGGCTCGCCCGCAAGGGCAACACGCTGCTGACCACGGGTGACGGCACGGGCGATCCGAACGGCATCGTCACCGCCGCCAGCACCGGCAAGACGGCGGCCAGCGCCACCGCGATCGTCTTTGACGAGATGATCGACCTCGAACACAGCATCGACGAGGCCTACCGGGCCAATGCCGGCTACATGTTCCGCGACAGCACGCTGCAGGCGATCCGCAAGCTCAAGGACGGCGACGGCAACTACATCTGGACCGCCGGCAACGTCCAGGGCGGCGTCCCGAACCGGATCAACGGCTATCCCTATCGCGTCAACCCGGCCATGGCGGCGATCGCCACGACCAACAAGACGATCGCGTTCGGCGACTTCAAGGCCTACTACGTCCGCAAGGTCGGTCAGCCCCTGATCGCGGCCATCCAGGACAAGGACTTCTGGCCGGGCTTCGGCATCGCCGGCTACTGGCGCATCGACGGCGAGCTGTCCGACACCTCGGCGGTGAAGCTGCTGGCGCAGGCCTGATTGCCCTGAATAAAGCGGGGCGGGAGGCGCAACCTTCCGCCCCGTTTCCTTTCCCCTCGATCCAAAGCGCATGGCGCTAGAGGCCAGAGGCCTCGCAGCAAAGGATTCGATCAATGAGCTACGCACCTAAGATTTACCGCGACAAGGGCGGCGACCGCATGGTCGTGGCCGCCGGCGGCGAAATCGACAGCAAGGCTGTCGTCTCCTACTTCACCGATTTCCTCGGCGACGCGCTGGAGGACGAGCTGCTGGCCGGGATCGGCAGCGGCACCGGCAACGCGGTGGCGCTGGTCGCCGGCAGCGTTGGCGGCCAGGTGGAGATCAAGACCTCCAGCGCCGACGCGGCGATCGGGGCCAACGGCACCAGCCTTTCGCTCGGCGCGCTTAACTGGAAGGCGAACCAGGGCGGGCTTGTTCTGGAGACCCGCGTCCAGATCGACAACGTGGCGGCGGTGATGCTGTTCGTCGGCTTCACCGATGCGCTGGCCTCGACCGTGGAAGCGCCGATCTTCCTGAACGGCGCGGACATCGATTCCGACGCGACCGACGCCTGCGGCATCCTGTTCGACACCGACGGCACGACCGCGCAGTGGTGCCAGGGCGGGGTCAAGAACAACACCGACACCACGCCCGATTATTCCGGCGCGGCCCCGGTGGCGGCCACCTGGTATACGCTGCGGGTGGAAGTCAGCGCGGCCGGCGCGGTGCAGGGCTTCATTGACGGGGTCGAGATCGGCCCGGCAGTGGCAAATGCCGTGACGCCCACCGTGGCGCTGTGCCCGATCATCTTTGTCGCCAATCGCGGCGGCGCGGCGCGCAACGTGCTGGTCGACTATCTCAAGGTGCAGGGCGACCGCGCATGAGCTGGGCAGAACGCCACCGCGTGGCGGTGACCACCGATGCGTCGGGTGATGCTACGGCCTATTCGCCGACCGTCACCGGGCGCATCCACGCCATCATCTACCAGAAGACCGACTTCGCCGACGGGGTGGATTTCACCATCACGCTGGAAGCCACCGGCGAAAGCCTGTGGACCGACACCAACGTGAACGCCAGCGAGGCGGTCTATCCGGTAGCCAAGGCCAATCTGGGCGCGACCGGGGCGTCTTCCACCCTGCTCGAACAGCCGATCATCGCGGCGAACGACCGAGTCAAGATCGTCGTCGCCCAGGGCGGCAACGCCAAAAGCGGCCATTTCGTGGTGGTGGTGGCGTGAGGCTGCGCCTGCTGACCGACTTTGCCGGCGTCGGGTTCAACCTGTCGCGCGGCGAGGAAACGGAGCGCTTCACCGGCGCGGAGGCCGAGCGGCTGATTGCCGCCGGCTTTGCCGTGCCGGTGAGCGAACCCAAGATCGAGCGCGCGGTGGCCCGCAAGCCGCGCATGGAAAAGCGCAAGGGCTGATCGCCCGGTGCGACATGATGTGCGACTGGAGGTGGTGAGGTGAAACTGACCGTTGTCACCCCGGCCACCACCTATCCGGTCACGCTGGACGAGGTGAAGGCATCCGCGCGGATCGAGACCGGCGCGGAAAACGCGCTGCTGGAGGATTACATCGCCACCGCCAGCACGCTGGTGGAGGACATCACGGGCTGGTCGCTGATGAGCCGGACCCTGCGGCTGACGCTGGACGGCTTCGCCGACGAGATCGAGTTGCCGGGCAGCCCGGCGATCGCGGTCAGCGGCGTGACCTATATCGACCCGGCCGGGGCGCAGCAGACGC